TAAATGATATAGATGATTTTATTCATGATAAAAATAAGATAGAACTATTCGAAGCTCAAAAGAGTATGATACAAGCAATCACTAATAACTGGAGAATCAATAAGTCTACTATCTTATCAGGTGAAATGGGAGCAGGTAAAACTCTTATAGCTTCAGCCGCAACTTATACTCATCATGAGAATAGAAACAAAGGATTAAACTGCTTAATAATGTGTCCATCGCATCTACAAAAGAACTGGGAGAAAGAGCTTACAAGATTTGTTCCTAATGCTAAAATCTTTACTGTTCATAACTTAGATGAATTATTAGATATAGAAGGCAGATTAAGAAATAGAAACAGAGCTGAAAATATATATGTAATAATGTCTAAGGAAGTAGCAAAACTATCTTATGATGAAAGACCATGTGCTGTATGGTCTCAACGTAAACAAGCATATGTGTGTCCAGAATGTGGAGAGGTGTTAATGAAAGAAGAAACACAGACAGTAGGTAGAAGAAGAATAAAAGTAACTGTACCGTTAACTCATACAGACTTTGCAAGTAAAGGTATCGTTAATGATAGATGCCATTCTAAAAAGAAAGTCTTTAACGAAAAGACAGGTAAAGCAGAAGAAGTAGAATGTGGTTGTAAGTTATGGGTGCCAGTTACTAATAACGCTAATCACAACTGGATAAAACTAGGCAAACATGGTTGGATAATGATAGATAAGATAGAACAAGTAACAGAAGAATTAGCTATGAGAGATGATCTTAACAAGAAAGAAACAGCTTATTTAGATAAACTACAAGAATATTATGAATTACTAACCACAGGAGAAACAGTACGCCCTACAATCAAAAAGAACTATAAATATCCTGTAGCGAAATATATAAAGAAAAGAATGCCATATGTATTTGACTATTTTATAGCTGATGAATTACATCAATTAGCATCTGAATCGCATCAAGGTCAAGCACTTCATTATTTAACTCAATCAGTCAAACATATGATAGGTTTAACAGGTACAATACTAAATGGATATGCTAACAGTATATACTATATTCTTTATAGATTATGTCCAAGTCTAATGAAAAACGAAGGTTTTGATTATGAAGACGAAATGGAATTTGCAAGACTATACGGAGTATATTCTCGTGAAACAAGATACCAAGTACGTAATAGTAGAGACCGTGTTTCACGTGGAACAAAAGAAAAATTGTTACCTGGTATATCTACATTAGTATTTACTAAATTCTTATTAAATAATACAGCATTTATATCTCTAGACGATATGACAGAAGGATTACCAAGTTATACAGAAATACCACTAGGAGTAACAATGAACTCAGAAGTTCGTGAAGGCTATAGATTATATGAGCAAACAATAGCCAATAATGCATTCCAACAAGGTAGTTTAAAAGTAATGGGACAAATGATAAGAGGAATGACTAATTATCCTGATGCTCCACACTGTGCAACTGAAATACGTAATCCAGATACAGATGATTTAATAATGGTTCCACGAGTATTGCCTAAACAAACCCGTGAAAAAGAAGAAAAACTTATGGAAATAATAAGAGATAGAGTACGTAGTGGAGAAAGAGTATTAGTATATTACAATGCAATAAATCAAACAGATATAGGTAAAAGTCTTGTTAAGTTAATAGCATCAGAAGGTTATTATGCATCAGAGTTAACAGCTAAGACTAAAGCCGAAGATCGTGAAGATTATATTAATAAGCTTGTTAATCGTGGAGTAAACGTATTAATATGTAATCCAACACTAGTAGAAACAGGGTTAAATTTACTTGACTTTACAACTATAGTATTCTATCAAATGGGATATAATCTATCTACTATGAGACAAGCATCAAGAAGAAGTTGGAGACTATCTCAAAAGCATGCTATAACAGTTTACTTTATGTATTATGAAGATAGCGTACAAGAACAAGCATTATCTTTAATGGCTAATAAACTAGCGGCCGCTCAATCTATGGAAGGTAAATTCTCTGAAGAAGGACTTAGAGCTATGAGCAATAATCAATCTATACTTACTCAGATAGCTAATAACGTATGTAATGGTATGAAGAATACCGTTGATAGTACATTATTTAAATCTTCTAATTTTGTTAAGAAAGCTGCTAATAATAAACGACATCATGCTAAGACTAAAGAAGATATAGAATATCTATTAGATGATAGAGGACGTCGTGTAGTACTTAAACCTAGAGCTGTAAAACCTAGAATAATACATGACATAAACTATAATGCATTGAATAATCCATTGCAATTATTTATATAGCAAATAAAAAGTACGCCTTTTTTGTATAGTAATAGTATAGATACTGATATCAATACAAAGGAGGCGTATTTATAATGGCTTTAATATTAAAAAGAGTAACCAATCCATACGAATGCGTCAGATGTTCTATAACTAGAAAATGTATAAGTTATGGCGAAGAATATTATGAAGACGACGAAGATGGAACAATAATAGACTTTAATTATTATTATGATATGATGTTTCAAAAGAAAGTTGAGGATGCTATGCCACAATTAGAAGCATCTATGGATAGATTCGCTTATCAACAAATGATGTTAGAAAAGCAAAGACAATTCCTAGATAAAACTAAGTTCGATAGAAAGATGGCAACAATGGACAAAAGTTCTACAGATAATACACCATTTAAACCTAGTGGCACTCCACCAACTAAAGGAGGAGGTAACTAATGGCAGTTAAATGTATCAAACAATTAGCTACAGATTCTAGACCTACACAATCTCAGAAGTATATAGTTATACATAATGCTGGTGGTGGTATAGCTAAGACAGTACGTGATTATTTTGAACAATGTCTTGGACCTAATCCAGAAGCAGGTAGAGCTGGAGTCTGCGCCCATTACTCAGTTGACCAAGATACAATATATCAAATATTAGAAGATAACTGGAATGGTCAACATACTAAAGGTAATGGACACTACGCACCTTGGGGTGAAGGATTACCAAAAGGTACATGCACAAATGCTAATGCAATCGGTATAGAAATAGCAGATGGTTCAAGTGTAGATTTCGATAAAGCTACTGATAATGCAATAGAGTTAACAAGATATTTAATGAAAACATATAATATCCCAATAGAAAACGTAGTACGTCATGGTGATACACAAGATAAACCATGTCCACAAACTACCATGCAAAAGAATCTATGGGGCTATATGAAAGAAACTATTAAAAGTAGAAATGATGCTAATACGCCAATAGCAATCGATACTTCTGCATTTACTACTGCAGGTTCTATGGTAGATACTGGAACAAGTAGTGGAAGTAGTACAGGAGGCTCAGCAAGTATTAGTCTTGTTTTCGCTAATGATGGTTACACTACTGCCCAAGAATCATTGCCAAATGCAAACACTTCAGATAACTGGGTAGATATGCATAAGATAAAAGGATTGACATTACATATGTATCCACCTTATCATAATTGTAGTGTAGATGCTATGAAAGAATATTTTAAATATTATAATTGGGACAGAGCATTCCATTATAAAGTAGATTACGATACTGAAATAGATTATTCTAAAAAGGTACCAACTACATCTGGGCCATTTACAGGAGGTAATACTGTAGGTACTTCTGTATCAGATGTAACATTAGTTCCTGGCGAAGGTGTTTATTCAGGTACAGTTATAGGTGCTGGTGGAGGTACAAGTACTGGTACTAGCACTCCTGCAGGAACAATAGATGGTAATGACGTACCTGCTAAAATATATAATTATTGTTCTTCTAAAGGAGCAACTAAAGCAGTATGTTGTGCTATCATAGGTAACTGTGAAGGTGAAAGTGGTTTTGACCCTACACAAATAACACCACCACACTCAGCAGCAGGTCTATTCCAATGGCTAAAAGGTTCAGAAAGATTTGCAAGCTTAGAGAAAAAAGCTAAAGCAGCAGGTAAAGAATGGACAGATCCTGATGTGCAAATTCAACACATGTGGGATGAGCTTGCAGGAGAAGAAACTGTCTGTGCTAGCTTATTAAAGAAACAAGTTGGAGGATTTGACGCATATATTAAAATGGAAGATCCTTATCAAGCAGCCGTAGTATTCGGTAAATGTTTCGAACGTGGAGGCTACTATGAAAGAAGAGGACAATTAGGTAAGAAATGGTTCGATAAAATAGATTCTTATATGACTAGTAGTTCTGGTAGTAGTGACAGTTCAAAAGACGATTCGTCAAAAGATAAAGATTCAACAACTAGCAAGAATTCAGCTAAAAAAGCAATGAAAGTCGCTACTTATGCAGATGATGTTGAAGAATCTGATACAGTATATGGTTGGCCAATACCAGGTATAGCCAGAGTATCTTCTGCATATGGATACAGAGAATGCGAATATCACGATAGATTTGAAATGCATGGAGGTATAGATATACCAGCAGATCAAGGTGAAAATGTACATGCTTATGCTGAAGGTGTAGTGGTAGAATCTAGAAAAGATATATCATTTGGCTATGTAGTTAAATTAAAACATGCTGATGGATGTTATACGTATTATGCACATATGTTAAATCTAGAAGTATCTATAGGTCAAACTGTAGCTTCAGGAGATGTTGTAGGTAAAGTAGGACATACAGGAGAAACAGATAAGAATCATCTGCATTTTGAATTATATATAGATGATATGAGAGTTAATCCTTTAATATATGTTAAACCTGGCGGAGGTTCTAGAAAGATACCAAAACCTTTACAACAAATAGCTGTATATACTGTAGGAGCTACAGAAGATAATGTAACTAAAGACAATGTAAATAGAAGTAAAATATGTTTTGCATGTGCAGATAACAATCAACATACATATATAGATAGAGCATTATTTAATAATCAAAACCCTAAATATACTGTATCTATAGGTGCGTTCTTTGAAACTGATACACATGCAGTAGAAAAAGATAAGAAATACGATTGGGAAGATGTAGAAAAGAAAATAATCAGACAATGCGCCCAAGCATTATACTTCGAAGGATTTACTGCTGATAACTTGTGGCGTGAATTTGACCTTAATAGAGCTCCATCCCCTTTTGTGTATCTAGATAGAGATAAATGGAAAAAGTTCTTAATAGAAGTAGATAAACAAGTTACTTGGTTAGTTAAAAAATATGGACAAGTACATGGTACATATGTACCATATAATCTATTAACTAATACTAACTTAAATGAATTTATAGATTTATCACCAGACTTAGGAATGAACGGTAACGTTAGTGCTGGTACATCTACAGGCAATACTACATTAGCTTCAGCTGATGGAGGCTTCTGGTTAGGAGACTCTATTACAGTATTAATGAAAAGCAATAAATTACTTGAAAATCAAACAGTAGTAGCTAATGGTGGATGGGCTGCAAATAGTTACTATAAAAAAGACGGTAACAAAGTAGATAAGACAGCATCATTCCCTAAACCTTCTGATGTAAAATATGTATTCGTATTATTAGGTGTTAACAACCCTATAGTAAAATATCAGACAGATTTACTAGAAAAATTATTAAGTATGTATCCTGGCTTACCTATTTATGTAGGTGAAGTATTACCAACAGGTAAGGATTATCATTATTCTAGTAAATGGGGATCTGAAACTGCAGCAACACTTAATCCAAAAATAAAAACTTTTAACTCAGAAGTACAAGCTTATTGCAATCAAAACAATAATTTGAACTGGATTTCAACAACTGCTGGTTTAGTAAAAGACGGATTAATGGATCCAAATTACGTAGAAAAAGATAATCTACATCCTAATGCAGCAGGTTTAAAGAAATTAGCAGAAAATATTATGGCAGCAATATCAGGTTCAAGTAATACTGGTACTACTGATAACAATACTAATACTTCAACTAATGCTATAACTTCATCTGACTTTATAGTATTTGATAGTCCTTTCGATAATCCTATAGCTGTATACGATAATGATAAGGACAAAGATAAGAAAGATGATAAGCCTGTATCTGGTGGTGACGCTCCAGAATACGATAAAGTAAAAGCAGATCCTGCTAACATAAATAAATATGCATACGTTGGAGATGATGCTACTGTTAATGTATATGCTAAAACAGATGAAACTAGTAAAGTAGTAGAAGTTCTTCAATTAGGAGACGAAGCATTAATAACAGACATAGAAAAAGAATATTATTACAAAGTCAAAGCTAATAATAAAGTAGGCTATGTACCTTCTGTCAGTTTATATATAATCAGTGCTAATAAATTCGGTTATGTAGATACTGAAAAGAAAAATCATGAAGCTTGGATCAAATATGATGATACAGATTTATATAAATCAACTAAGATGGATACGACAGTAGTAGCTGCGGATTCTCAAACACGTGTTAAAATCTTAGACATGGATGAAAAGAGTGGATTCTATCAAGTAAGTATATTAGATGAAATCAATAAAGGCAAAACAGGATGGGTAAAAGCCTATCGTATTACTTTTAATAAGCATGATTTCACAGTTGAAAAAGCAGACGATAACGAAGATAAAGGTATGATGACTCAAGAAATAGAAATTCAAAACCCTGACTTCGAAGGTACAGCTACAGGTGTCATGGAGAAATATCCTAATGTACAAACAACAGATGGTTCATTAGAAGGCTGGGACAAAGAAGGAGACGTAGAATTTTTATTAGTTGCAAATAAAGACTTTGGAGAACCAGGCCGTTGGAAATATAGAGGCAATTACTTTGCTAGAATACGTTCAATTAAATCAGAGCTAGCAGGTATTAAACAAGAAATAGATACATCTTCAGTAGATTCTGATAAGAGTGAATTTGCACTTAGAGTATCTGCATGGATGAAACTTGTAACTTCTGATGATGAACCTGGAGCAATAGACGTAAACGCAACTGAAAGTTATATAGAAGATGGATTGACTTATTATATTGTTAATAAGAACAATAAAGTAGTGGCATCTTCTAAATTTGCACTTCCAAGTGATACTACTAAGTTTGCTAGACGTACAGCTTTATTAACAGGATTCAAAAAAGACGATAAATATTCATTAGTTATAGGTAGCAAAAAGCCTTTTGACATATATATAGATGATATATCAGTAGAAAAGGTTTATAACTATAAAGACGAAACAGAAACTGGTAACGACTTTACTACTGGTAACATAGGTACAGCTGGAGTAGGTGCTACAGCATATGATAATGGTGGTATAATGATTTATACTCAAGATAAAGCTAAAGGTACTAAAGATCCTCAACCTACAATAAAAACAGTAGTAACTAACGAAGAATATGAAGAAATAATGTCATATTCTAATTATGAATTAATAGATACATACATACTACAATTCGAACCTTATGATAAAGGTTTAGATGAAGTATTAAATGCACCAGTATTAGAAGATGATAGACTTAATACATTAACAGAAAGTTTAAATACTTTAACTGGTAACTCAATTCATTATAATGTAGTAGAAGCAGGCCCTGGTTCAACAGACCACTGCGTTAAACCTGCAGATGAATTAAACGTATTGTATCAACAAACTGAAGTTAAATGTGATCCTATATATCCTGACTTGATAATTCCTCCTAATTATTCTACATCAGATTATGATATGGAAAGTAAAAACAGTATACCACTACAAGCTTTACAGGATGGGAAACTTAAGAACGAAGAGATATTAAAGAAACAATTCAGTTTCGATTACGATACATTAGAAGATAAAGAAAAGAAATCAAAGGGTAAACCTATAAACTATAATGACCCTTATCCTTATGATGATAGAATAACAGAGCTGGAACAACATTTCCCTAAAATAAAAATAGATGAAATAGAATCTAGACTATATTCTTGTAACCATCCAGGATGTCCGTTAGCACATCCAATGGCTAAGAATTTCGCAATGCTTGACGATATGCAACTTGCACAATCTAAGAAAATAGAACAAAGACTTGTAAGAATAGAGAATGTATTAGCTACTATGGTAAGAAATATAGGTAGAGTAGGCTCTCGTATAAATGTAAACTGTGTATATTACGGAGGACAAGATGTATTCGGTAAATACAAAACAATAAGATGTTTATGCGATGATAGAGTCAACGACGGGGCTAGCGTAACAATAGATCAATGTATGTGCTGTACAAGATATGAGCCTATTATAGGTCAAATCTACGACATACTTGACGAAACAGGATTTAATGGTTCAGCTATACTTGATGATATGCAAATGAGCTATATGAATCTAGATGACTTTAAGAATTTAAATAAGGTAGAAAACCGAGCTTCTTCTTTTTCTTACGCAGATGTTAGTTTAGACCCTGATAAGAAACCAGGTACTCTAATAGATAAATGGAAGAAAGAAGATAAAAAAGCATATCTTAAACAATTAAAGAAAAAACTAGGAGATGACGAAAAAGCTAAAGCTGAATTAGAAAAATCTCTTGAATCTGATTATGTATTTACAATGAACTGGGAAACTACAGAAGTAGATACTCAAGCTCCAGATGTTAAAGCATACCCAACTGAAGGTATAGCTTCTAAATATCTAAAAGATGAATCTGATGGAGAAATAGGAGAAATCGATACATCTAATCTTGATAAAAAACTTGATGCTGACGTTATAGCAAAATATAAAGATTATAATACTATTAATAGAGGTGAATGGGTAGATACAAGAGAAGAAGCCGATACAACTCAATCTAATAATTATACATCTGAAGATTTCTATTTCGAAAACTTTAACGCTAATCGTACAGGTTATGCATACGATAATGGTCTTAAAGGTTACATAGGATTAGAAAGTTCAGGAAGTATGGGTTCAGTATCAAATGGACTTACTGGTGCTGAATGTAGAAATAAAATAGTAGAATATGTTAAAAAAGTATGTCAAGAAAATACAGATAAAAAAGCTACTTATAACAATAGTCCTAGAACAGTAGACCCTAATGATATTAAATACTACAAAGGTACTTTACATGGTTGTACAAATCCTGCGCTTTACGACTGTACATCGTTAGTATCAACTGCTTATAAATACGCAGGTTTATCAAGCTTATATAATAAGAGAGCTTCAGATAATTCATTAGTATCTGAAATAGTTAATAATGATGGTGATATGTGGTACGCTGATGAAGAAGGATTAAACACAGCATTGCCTGGAGATGTAGTAATGGTATCTAGCTCTAAAGTTAATCCAGATAGCGTTAAGGCTAGAAAAATAATACAAACACATCATGCAATGGTTTATCTAGGTAAAGATGAAGATGGAGATCATATAATCGGACATGCTAGTGGACCTTATAACCCACCTAAAGCTATAAGAGTAGACAAATGGGGACCTGGTCATTATGCTTGGGGATATAGTTTCTTCGTAAGATCTAAAGAATTAAAAGAAGCAGACAAAGTCGCTTCATCATCAGTAGCTAATGGCGCTGGAGTACAAGAAGCAACAGGTACAATAGATGGTAACAGCTATGTATGCATATTAAATAAATGTAGACTTACTAATTATGGACCATGGTGTGGTAGTTCTTCTATTACGGCAGACGGTAGTAAAACAAAAGATTGGTATGGTAAAGGAGTTGCAGCTCATAATATGCCAATAGGAACTAAACTATATATCCCAGAACTTAAAGGTAAAGTTAATAGCGACGGTATATTTACTGTAAAAGATACAGGTGGATACTGCTTCGACTTTGACGTATTAACTAAGAGTGAAAACACTAATATAGTTTCAGAAAAATCTTATAAAGTATACGTTATATCTTGGGGTAGCGGTAAAGTAACTTCATCATTTACAGCAGCTAAGAAAGTAAATGATGCTAATGACGGTACAGAAAAATATAAAGCAGCATGGAATGGTTATAAAACATATGGTGGTTCTACAATGGAACTTCTTAGATTCAACCAAGAAGATGCTAATATTAAAAATCAATCTTGGTATTAAAAAATATAACTGATATCACACGTAATAATATAGCGAAGACAAATATTTGTGTTCCATATAATTTTTTCACTATATACCCTCCTATTTTTTGGGGACATGCGGATGTCCCCTTTTTCTTAAAAGATACTGACTTCAAAGAGGTGGTTGTATGGCATTAGCCCCAAGTAAGTGTGGTAGCACTAATACCAAAAAGAAAAACAAGAAAAAGAAAAAATAAGGAGATATGTATGAAATATAAAATAGGCGATATAGTGTATGTGTATTTGTTTGAATTAAAAAAGACAATACTAAAAGCGGATCTTATACCAAATAGATTCGGCGAAATAATCAACATAGAAGAAATAGGAAAAGATATGTATGTATATACAGTGAAAAATATTGAGGGTACAAACATAACAGTAAAAAATTATGACAAATCATTTGACTTATGTAACGTTGACGAATTAATAAATATATTGTATAACAGCAACTTAACTAAAGAACGTAAGGATAAAATGATGAATATAGTGAATGATATGGTGAAAAAATTAAAATAAGGTGAGGCATGGGCCTCACCTTATTTGTTTTCTTTCTCTTCTTTTCTTTTTACTTTTCTTTTAAGTTCTGTTTTGTCTGCGTCTTTGTACTATTCTCGTACCAATGAGCCTATCTTAAAGGCTACTGTGTTTTTGTCTTTCTTTTCTCCTTTGATTTTTAGGGTTCTGCCGTAATTAACTCTATCGAATAAGTCACAATGCAATCTATATTGACGAGAGAATACTAATAATTTGATAGTACATGGTTCAGCATATACTGTTACGAATGCCATAAGTCCACCATTCTTATCATATCTTTCTTCTGTAGCTATGACTTGTCCTTCAAAGTTAACTATGTCTCCTACGTTATAACTGTCGATCCATGGTTTATAAGTAACATATGCATTAAGAACTTCATCTTCATAAGCCATACAAGTTATAGAATTATAAGATTCTTCACATAACTCTTCGTCTTTATCCTTTCTTATGCTATGAAACTCATTTATTAATGCATTACGATTAGGGTTTATTCTATCAAAGGCACCAGACTTGATAAGATTAGTTCCTGCAGTCTTATTAACATTAGCCTTAGTTACTTTATCGTAAAAATCTTCAAGAGAAGTATATGGTCTATTATTTATTATAGCATCTATAGCTTTATTTTTCACTCCTTTAACTGCTGATAATCCAAATAGTATTTTATCTTGGTCAGCAAGAGGAGTAAATAGTTCATCTGATAGATTGATATCAGGAGATTCAACTTTTATATTGAATTGTTTTTCAAGTAGTTCAATATATTTAGGTCTCTTCTTGTCTTTCTTCTTATTAGAAGGTTCTTTAGTTAATGATAATATTGCTGCAAAGAATTCTTTTGGATAATAGTATTTCAACCATGCAGTTATTGATGATAATAATGAATAGCTTGTAGCATGAGATTTATTAAATAGATATGTCGCATATCCTTTTAAATCTTCCCAGAATGCTAATAGTTCTTGTTCATTATAACCTCTTTTAATTCCTCCATCTATTGGCGCACCATGTTCGTCTTGTTGTGGTTTACCATAGATTAACCATTCTTTACAAAGAGCCATTTTCTTTTTATCCTTTTTAGCTAATGCCTTTCTCATATAAGTATCTGCTTGATTATCATCAAAGCCTGCTACTACTTGAGATATCTTCATTATCTGTTCTTGATATACTATAGTGCCATATGTATCAGCTAATATATCATCAAGATTAGGAAGAGGCATAACTACTGGCTCTTGTCCTAATTTACGTTTAGCATATTTAGTATGCATACCAGCACCTAAAGGACCAGGTCTACCAAGTGATGTAATAACTATTAAGTCATTTATGCTATCTGGCTGTATATCTCTCATAAGACTTTTAAATAAATTAGATTCCATTTGAAATACTGCTTCACTATCTTGATGCTTTAGCATACCAAATGAATTCTCATCACTACGTATAGCTACATTTTCATATAAGTCAGTTAATTTAAGATTAATATCATAATTCTTATTTATATATGATAGACATAACTCTATTACTGATATAGTAGTTAGTCCTAAGAAGTCATATTTAACACCACCAGCTTCTTCTACTACATTCTTATCCCATACAGTAACTTTACGTCCCTCCATAGTTCTAGTAGGGAATGTATCATTTATAGCAGTAGGTGTAATTAATACTCCACCTGCATGCTTACCGTAGTTTCTAGGTATTCCTTCAAACGCTCTAGCCAATCTTATAACTTCAGAATATTCAGATTGCAAAGTAACCCATTTATCAAATAAGTCCTCATTTTCTTCTTGTAAATCATCAAGCATTTTAAAAGATAATTCAGGAGCATCAATTAGCTCGTCTATTCTTTTTGTAATACTAGTAGATTCTGCAAATGAATAGCCCAATACTTTAGCTACGTCTTGTATTCCGTTTTTAACACCAAGAGTAGTTACAGTACCAACTTGACATGTATTATCATGTCCGTATTTATTGTTAAGATAATCAATTAATTTTTGTCTATCAACCATAGATACATCACTATCTATATCTGGACAAAGCTTTCTATCCATTGTTAAGAATCTAGAGAACAGTAGGTTATATTCCAATGGATCTGTACCCTTAACTATACCTAGTAAAAATAATGCTAATGAACCTGCACCACTACCTCTACCAGGACCGAATGAGCAACCATTCTTGTCTCCCCAGTTGATAGCATCTTGTACTATTAATATATATGAAGCAAATCCTTTAGTTATTATTATGTCCAATTCACTTTTAAGTCTAGCTTCGTATTCTAATCTCTTATCCCATAAATTCTTTTTGTTAAGATATTTATATAGATTTAACCAACATTGTCTTGATAACCATGTCTCAGGAGTAAATCCTTCAGGCACTTCTATCTCTGGCAATAATTCATGGTCAGAACCAAGTTTTATATTATCCTCTACTTTATTAACTATTTCACGAGTATTAGCTAAAGCTTCACGAACAAGTTGCATATAACCTTCATCATCAGATTGTCCCATAAATGCTTCAACCATTTCATCATAACTTCTTATCCAAAACTCATGAGCATATTTCATTCTGTTTTCATCAGTTAGCAATGCACCAGAAGCCATGCATAATAATACATCATGTTCGTACCAATCATCTTTATTCGTATAATGTGAATCATTAGAAGCTACTAATTTAACGTCATACAAATTAGCTATACGCATTAATTGAAGATTAATTTCATATTGTACTTCCCAGTTTAATGGTTGTATTTCAAGATAGAAATCATCGCCAAATATATCAACAAATTCTTTAACCATTTGTTCTGCACGTTGTATATCACCTTTTCTTATAGAGTCACATATTATAGATGATACACAAGCTGAAGTACATATCAATCCTTCACTATATTTACGTAATAGATTTAAATCACAATGCCCTCTGCCATTAAATGTACACTTATCATTTGCTTCACTAGTTAACTTAACTAGGTTATCCCAACCTTGTTGATTCTTAGCTATAAGTATAAGGTGATAACCTTTAGTATCATACATATATGGTTTAATTAATTCAGTTATCTCTTTCTTCTTAGCTTTCTCTGGTATCTCTATACTATCTGCTAAAGCTTTCTCTAATGCTAATTCTCTTCTTTCGTCAGAAGATAGAGAAAGAGTATTTATATCATGAGTATAATATACTTCGCAACCAAGTAATGGTTTAATTCCTTCTTTATGACACATTTTATTGAATGTAAATGTTTCTGCTAAAGTACCATGATCTGTTATAGCAATAGCATCCATTCCTAATTCTTTAACTTTATCTATAAGGTTTGATAATCTATTGTATCCATCTAATAAACTACCAACTGTATGTACATGTATATGTGTAAAATCTTTCAAAATATCAACTCCCTCCAAGTTATATATCTTAATATAGAAATTATGGCAAAAATAATAGCCAGTTTTTATTCAACTGGCTCCATATATTTTATGTTCATACACAACATACTATTAAATTTATTTAGTGTAAACACTACATTTACCTTTGTTGGACGTCCAGCCTCTTCATAAGTATTGCCATATTTCCAACACCATATACCTTTTTTATTTTCACCTGTCTTATCTTTGAAGAAAAATTGTATATTATTTTTATTATTCTTAGATTCTCTAACATCTTTTATGAATACATCTTTAAGACAAAATACAGGTTCAGATAAATCATTAAAATATAATATGTTATTGTACTTATTTACAATTCTATCACCTAAATCTTTTACTGACAATATTTTATCTACTAACATTACAGGTTCTTCTGTTTCTTCTGAAGCTTGTGCAGATAATATAATATCGTATACTATACTGTTGAATAAATCAACGAACTTATTAAAATCTTTTTTATGTATAGTAACGCCTGCCGCCAATTCATGTCCACCAAAACTCATTTCCAATTGAGTACTTATAGCTTTATATATGTATTGTAAATCTAAACCTGGTATAGAACGAGAAGAAGCAGTTATTAAATCTTTACCATCAGTAAATAATATAGTTGGTACATGTTTTATGTTTGTTATATGTGTAGCTACATTACCTGCTACACCTTGTAAACCTCTAACTACTCTTATTACAGATACACAATTATCTTCTACAGTTGCAAGTATTTCAGCTACAGCTGTATCAGTTAGAAGCTTTCTTTCTTCATTTATATCACATACTTCATTGTACATATCAACTATTCTATCTTCGTCAGTTTCAAGTACAAGTTCCATTGCTTTGTTAACATCGCCCATTCTACCACATGAATTTAATTGTGGACCAAATTCAAATGCTATATCTTTAGGTGTTATGCTGTAACCTTTAAATTTATTATAGTAATTTAATATGTTAGTTTCTTCACCATCTGTATTAAACATGCTTTTATATTCTTTATCATTAAGTAAATATAATCCATCTTTTACATATATGATATTTTCTTCTGTTATTGGCATCATATCAGTTATAGTAGCGATAGCTACGTATGGTACATATATTTCATGAAATACTGTATCATTTAACTTATCTTCTAATATGTATTTACATAACTTATATGCAACAGCAGCACCACATAACCCCAAAGCATTTTCATTATCTGTGTCATTAAGATGTGCATCAATTACTATGCAATCAGGAACTAATCCTTCTTGTGGTTTATGATGATCTGTTATTACAACATCTACAGAATTAGATAATAAGTATTCAACTTCTTCTTTCTTAGTTATACCATTGTCTACTGTAATAACAAGAATTCTTCTGCCCATAGTAGATACAACATCTTTGCAGAAGTCCATGTTTAATCCATATCCTTCACATCTATTAGGAGTATACATACGTATTTCACATTCTGATTCTTGTAATAATACTAGTCTGCTTAAACAATCATACAATATATAACCTGCATTAATTCCATCGCTATCATAATCATTGAATATATAAATATCTGTACAATCATTTAAATAATTCCATATCTTATCACATGCTTCTTTAGTATTAGTAAGCACGTAATCATTAACTATAGGTTCATATTCGTTACTAGTCAATAAATCTATAGTACTTTTATCATATCCTCTACCGACTAAAAATGATACGATATCTTCATTCAAATGAAGTTCTTTTTTGATTTGTTTTACTAATTCTTTATTAATGACAGGTTCTTGTATTTTCATTAAGCATTCTCCTCCTACTTTTTATTATTGACTGGTAAATTAGCTTTGCGTCCTGATTTTCTTTTACGCGGTAGCTTATCTTTATCTACACCAATCAAATCACATAGTCTATCTACAGCATTTCTCCTTTTACTATTTATAACTCCTATATTGGTACCAAATAATTCACTTATCTGTCTATCATTATAGTCCTCTAAGTAATATTTTATAAGTATTTTTCTCTGATAAGGAGTAAAATCTGAAAATAAACTGCTACAGGTGTCACCGTTCACCCACGTATAATCTGGTAACCCCATCATACTCTCGTAATAATTATCCTCTATAACTACATCATATTCATTACTGTTCTCTCCATTAATTACATCTTCATACTGACAGTTTTTGTAGTTAACAACTAAAGGATTTGATATCTGTTTTTTAATATAGCGCGCAACTTCAAAATGATACGAATTTGCGACGTATGCACAGAAATTTTTTCCTTTCTGTTTGTATCTTTTCATTAATGTGAGAAAACAGACATACAAATCTGCTAAAATATCCTCCTCCGATAATTCACCGTATGTACTTTTGACAAAATTAAAGGCATGATATATTTTAGCTTTAAATTCAGCTGAAGTCTTTTTACGATTCAGTGCTCGTTTTAACGATCTGTCCTCTATAAATTGATATATAAATGTTTTTTGTTCTCTTGAGTTCCAATCTATTTGATTATATTTAATCAGAGTTATATAAGACTTGAACAGTGGAGAGAATCTTTGTAATAATATATCAGCCGCTTCTTTAGATTTATGTGAATCAATAGGATCATTAAAATAGGTCTGATATTGAATTACAAGATCTTCTATCTCGTTCCATTCTTCAAGTCTTTCTTCGTCTGACAATAATAAAAAAGTATAATTATCGTATGGTTTCATTTCTTATCCGTATCCCTTAAATTAAATTTAATAGGCTACAACAAGAAATCTATTTTTTCTTTTTGCGTTGTTGATATTCATCCCAATGTAACCATTCATTTTTATATTTTGCTACACATATTAATCCATGATATTCTGGATACATAAAGTTGAACATCTTCTCCTTTAATTTAAAATCTGCTGTCTTAATCCCTTTAACATCTATGACCTCTACTCTACCGTCATTATATGTTATCTTAAAATCTGCTATGTATTTTATAGCAGCCTTAGTGCAATTAGGGTATTGTTTTTGTAATGATTTGAATGATTTATCATCTTCATATACGAATTTTTTACCTTCAGGTGTTAATATGTATTTAGGTTGTAAAATAAATGAAGGTTGTAATTCGATAGATTTAATATTCAATTTATTTTTATTCGTTGTAATATAAGTATAGTACTCTGATTCAGTTTGTGAATCAAATTTTATACCATTAACAACTGTTTTATTATGATAAATCTTTCCCATTTGTTTTGTT